GGTAAACTTACTTCGCATCGCTTCAAGGACGGCCTCAAGGATTGGCGCGATCAAAGATCGGTCATACCTTTTAAAATCCCCATCAAATAATTTCTTATCTGAAGAGATCAAACGAGTCCAGACTGTAGGCCATTCCTTATACGGGTTCAATCCCATCGCATATCCATTGGTATGCCTCTGCTCCTTAACTTGTTTAAATAAAGCACCGAAGTACTTCTTGAATAAAACAGTAAGATGCAAAGGCATAACAGCGAAAGTGCGAGGAATTTTCCCCGGGGGTCTGGTCTCGTCTTTAAGAGCGTGATAAGCTAACATTTCAGAAACTTCTACTTTCCCAGCTAACAACCTGTCTTCAAAATCTACAATGTATTTTTCAAATTCCGGTTGAAGTCGAGAATTTTCAAAGTCAATATACTTTGTTTTATCGCTCTCATAGCCATAACCATTAACACTATCTTTGTTTAAAGAGGACAGTGCTTCATCGCCAGACACAACCTGTGTCCAGGTCAAAGGTCCGTAAGTCTCGTAATCTAACGCTAAAACGTCTCGTATGATCTCCACCACTGAAGGTTTCACTGATCCGGGGCGTTCTAGTATAGGATTAACGATTTCAGCAAGGAGACTACGGCCTTGGTCATCCACCATAGATGGTATGACCTTGTCCTCTGCCGTTTCAAGGCGAGGAGCACCTGTATCAAACAGGCGCGATCGTTTTAAGGGAGTGCGAGGAATTATCGAACCAGTCGGGTACCTCAGTCTCATTCCTGAGCCTGAAATACTTTCCAATTCTACGCCTTCTCCGCAATCTAACATGAGTTCAGATACTTTTTGACGTTCTTTAAGTCCTAATATGGCTACAAAACCACTGAGAAAGGAGGACTTAACGGCTTCTCCTGCAACATGAATTCCTAAAAATCCATGAGATTTTGAGAACAGGGGAGCACCACACATTCCGGGATCGGAAGCGGGATGGAAAACACCTGACCCTTTTGGAAAGGTCAAATCTTTACCATAAACGTCACAGTAAACAGAAAAAGACTCATAATTAGGGGAGATCTGTTGTGAGCTATACTCTACAACACCGTCACAAGTGGCAAAACGACAACCACTCACAACGCTTCCTCCTGTTTCAAGAGGGGGATGGAAGATAGATCGAGCTTTTTTAAAAAGATTATTAGGAGCTAAATTAAATTCAATAACAGAAAGTTCAGAATAAGGGACATCGTAAATAATTTTAAAAGAAATATCATCTAAAAGGCGTTTATCTTGAGATTTTTCGTCGGAATTTTATATAAAGTTAAATATTTAGTACGGTAAATAGAATGTCTGGAAACTAAAGCGCGTTTGCCAGATACAACAGCCAAAGAGGAAGTAGAAAAATTTTCACCCTTAGCTACCATTTGGTACACATGAGATGCTGGAGATTGGTCTACTGACCCGTCAAAAAGCAAGCCCTGTGTCTCAAAAGGAGCGGGGGGAGCTAAGAAATCAATAGTTTTAGAGGAAAGAGAAGTGGTCTTATTATTATTAATCAAAGAACGAATAAAATACAATAAAGCACCAGAACTAAGAAAAAATAAAGAGGAAAAAATTATTTTAAGGGTAGGGTGCTCATCTAAAAAAGAAGTAACTGATGAAACACTATTCTTAACCACACCACAAATAATAGAAGAAAATGATTGAAAATGTGAAAAAATAGATAAACAAAAATTTAAAAAAGTTTTAGAAGAATCAATAACAAATGATGAAAAATGAGAAAAAGAAGGTAAATCTAAAAAATCTAAAATACTTTTAACAACGTTTAAAGAAGGGGTAAAAATAGAATCTGGTTTAGCAACAGGTTGAAAAATACCTGCGGACAAAGAGCCAGTTGGTTTTAAAATTTCAGAAGATGAATATAAAGAAGAAAAAAAATATTTAGAAAATTTAAAAGGTACTACAGTAGAAGGATC